CATCTTCAGCACTTCCACCTATTGATGATAAAGTAAGTTTTGTATTTACTTGATATGTTGTATATTCTAATACCCCACCAGATACACCAGTTAATAAATCAAATTTTGCTTCGATATTATTGAATTGGCTTATAGATCCAGAAGATACTAGAGTATGAATATCACCTAATATTTTTTGTATTGCAGTGTTATTTATATCAAGTTTTATTGTTCCTTCAATAGACATTGCTACTCCTGTGATTATTGAACGTTGAATTGCATCACAGAAAGTATACCAGTCTTTTTCATTGAACTCAGTATTTAATGTCATTTCACTTAAAGTACATAGGCTAGTGAATACTGGAGAACCACTTGTACCTGTGTTTATTTTAAGATTTTTAATAACATCTCTATTTGTTACATAAAATTCCATTGTATACTCCTTTCTTAAGCAACTCTATTCACAATACATTGAAATATCATTGAATATCCAACTCTGCGTATATCCATATATTCTATTGCCTGTGGATTAGAGTATTGTTTGAATATTATTTGCCACTTTTCTGTATGTAAGATTTTTTTGTCATCATAATATTTATATTCATAAATTATATGAGAACCTATTAAATCTCCTAACTCAGTAGCCATTGTTTTCATTTGTCTTATTGATTTTCCATATATAACTATTTCATAGTAATTAAATAAAGGATCTATATCATCAAAGAATACTACTTTTTGTCCTGGCTGTTCTTGAATAACAATTACTTCTTCATCTTCATTATTAGTAGAGTATTCAGCCTTAACTTTAAAATTAGAGTATAAACTTGATATATAGTCTATTAGAACTAGATTTTTCATTACTTTAATTCCTTTCTAGCTTTATTTATAGCATCATTTACTATAACTTCCTTATAACGTTTTAATGAGTATTCAAACCATTTAGAATGAGTATCTGGTGTGGTCCAATTTGTTGAACTATCATTCATGTTATAAACTCTATTAGCATAACCCCTAGTAGGTGAACCTATTGAAGTTATATAATAATCTCCAGACTCTCCTTTAACACCCATTGCCATAGTTGTTTTTCTTAATGTTCCACTATGTCTAGGTGTTTCACTCATAGGAATATGTATTTGTGTCATATCTAATGTTTTTCTTGCCATTTCATACATTACTTTATCAGGAAGTCCTTTTATTTCTTTAAGTGTTTTATCGTTTAAGTGTAATTCAACACTAACACTGCTCATTTTACTAGAATTGTAATGTTTACTATTTTATTAAATATCCAGTTATCTTTAATTTCCAAAACTGAGTGTCTTTCTCCTTTAAATTCAATTTCATCACCTTGTCTTATATCAACATTGCCCTTTACTATGAAATATCCTGTTGCTTCAGGATGTGAATATACTCCAAAAGCAACTTTTAAATCTTGATTATAAGGACATAATTTAATAGGAACTTCTGTTATATCTTCATCATCATATGGAGAAGTATCTGAGTTCCTATTGTATTGATATAATTTACCATCCATTAAATTAGTCAGAACCATATGGAATATTTAAACTCATATTTTGGCTTAAAGTATTTCCTCTATATAAATAACCATTATTAGCAAGTATTCTTAATGCTAGAGTAGAGTAATCAGTATATAATTCACTTTCCATCTCTCCAGCTTTTACTCTGCCTTTATAGTCAATTAATGGAATATCATATTCAAGCATAAAACGTAATTGTTCCATACTTGCATTTTTGATAGCAGTAGGAACTGTACTTGAAGTCCATGATGAATCTCTATACTTAATTCCTACTTGTGAATAAATCATTTCACTTGCCATCTCTATTTGATAATTTTCAATACTGAAATCAGCACCTAAATTATATTTTGTTTTATATTCTTGTATTGTAAAGAAAGTCATATTAAGACCTCCTTTCTAACTATGCTGATACTTCTTCAACTAATCTGATTATTGCTTCAGGTCTTACAACTTCAGCACCAAAGCTTTGTGTTCCACTTAAGCAGAAGTATCCAGGATATCTTATATCAGTAGATGTACTTACGAAAGCACTGAAGAATGAATCTCCTACTACTGCAATTGGGTTGAAGAAATATCCTTTTGCATCTCCTATAACATTGTCATTGATTTCAAATATAGATATTCCATATACTCTTGCAATTTCTCCTAGAGATACACCTTCGTTAATATCCATATTTTCAAATTTGATTACTGAAGTTAAAGCACTTACTAAGTTACCATATTCAACAGCACCTAGTCCTAGTCTGTAATCTCCTGTAATTTTTTTGTTGAATAGTTTTGCTCTTAAACCATTTAATAAAGATATATATTCTTCTTTAGTTGATGGATTCCATTCTACTTCATCTATGTTAGCAGCAGCTAGTTTTCCATATCCATATACATCTATTTGATTAGCTATTGCTGAATCTTCTAAATCAGCAGCATCTTGTATAGCATTTGTGATATCACTACCAGTTACCATTATAGGTACTCTAATAGCATAATCCATATTTAATTCAGTTAAATCTACCATAGTGTGAGTATAAGTAGTTAAAGCTGGATCTAATGCAGTTTGTATTTCTTTAGTTTGTCTTACGTTTACACTTAGAACATCAGTTTTAGCAACTTCAATAACTGGAGCTCCTGTTTGTCTTAATGTTCCAATGTAGTTCATATTTAAAAAGTTATAGAATGTTGATTGATATAATACTGAATCATACACTCTTTTAGCGAATGCTTGTAAATCTAATTTTAATTCGTTAAACATTTATAATTCCTTCTTTCTTTTAATTTTTTATTAATATGTCTTTTATGCTTGTTTTTCTAGTAGCCTTAATCTCTACTGGTGTAGGATTTTGAGTACCAGTAAAACCAGCTTCGTTTGGTACTTCTACTTTCTTATCTTCAGGAAAGTAAGTACCTTTAAACTTTTCTCCTATTTTAGAAAGTGCTGTTTCGTTATCATCTTCTGCATATAAACTATTTCTTAATTTTGATACTTCTTCAAAGTTTTCTTTTTTAAAACCATATGAAGCCATATCTCTTTCAAGTTCTATTTGTTTATTTGAATTAGTTAATGATACATTTCTTGCTTCTACATCTTCATACTTCTTACTAATGTCATCAAATTTACTTTGTAAATCTGCTAATGTAGTACTTGAAGTCTTATTTGCTTCTGCAACTGCTTCTTTAACTTTAGAATCTACTTCAGATGATTCTACATAACCCTTTCTTAAATCTTGAGTTAGTTTTTCGATATTGATGTCATCATTTGTGATTTCAATATCTTTGTTGGTAATATACTTTTTAATATCCATAAAATAATTTTTCTCCTTTCGCGACTAAGGAGTGCAATTTTTATTTGGTATACCATCTTATAGTTTATAGACATACAAGTCTGGTCTATTTAAGTTCATTAATACGATCTCTAAGTGCTTTTATCTTTAAAGTACACTCATCAACCTTTGCTTCATCTCCTAAACTTTTATAAATACGTCTATCTGATAAAAGTCGAGATTTTTCTAAGTCTAAACTTTGTATTTTTTGTTTAGTCTTATATTTATCTATATCCTCTGGGCTATTCCACTTTTCTTTTTGGATTTGTTCTTTGCTCCAATATAAAGTCCATACATGTTTACAATTAGGATGTCCTACACCACCACGTACTGCATCTTCTTTTAATCGATATCCTAATCCTTTTTTATCTGCATATACTTTACCTTGAAACCCAGCACACATAGGACAGGCATTTGGATGAGCAGGTAAATAAAATAAATGATTATCTAATATCTCTGCATCATACATTGTTCTATTCCAAGCAGAATGTGTTAAATTCCAGTTATATAGCATTGAATTATATGTTGCTACTGTGTTATAGCATTTAATTGTCCCATTTTTATTGAAGTAGGGAATTGTTTTATCTATTTTGTCATATTTCTCAACTACTTTAGATAAGTATTCATCTGTATCAGGTGTTTTTGATACTATCTCTTTTTGTCTTTCGTAAAACTTTATATGTTTATTAACATATTGCTGTTCTATCTTTACAAAATCACTATCAGGATTTAATGGATAATATTTTTTATCTTGAACTTCATAATATAATTTACCTTTTGTTATCTTCTCACTTGTTTGAGTAGTAATAGGCTTTTCATATTTCTCATAATCTTTAATATCTTGCTCAGATACCATCTTTTCTAGTTCTTTTATTTCTTCATCCATAAAACTATGATCTATATTCCATAGTTCTTTAATTCCTCTTGTATAATCTTTTACTGACCTGTTATCTTGTAAGTATTCAAAAAACTTTTCTTTTGTCTTTCTCATCATCCTTACATACTTGATATTCATTTCCCATACTTTATCTTCTATAAAAATGTCAGTTTTCTTCATTAAATTTCTCCAAATTCAATATTCATTTTATTTCCTTCATTTTGATAGGCTTTTGTTAATTCTTCTCCAGTCATTGGAGTATCTATTAATTTATTTAAAATAGGGACTACTATATCAGCACGTTTATTGTATGGAATGCTCATTACTCTTTGAATTGCTTGTAAAGTATTTATCTTTTTAGCATCATCTATAACTTCATTTGTTCCATAATCCCATACTAAGTTATTAGGTAATACATTTTCAGTCATTTTTTGACTTACTTGTAATTTAATAATGTTTTCTATCAACTTATTTATTTGAGGCTCTAATTGTTTTTTAATTGCTTCAATAGTCATTTCAGAAGCATTACCACTTAAGTCTACACTTGCTACATTTTGATAAGAATCTTTTTCATATCCAAAACTTGCAGGACTTAATCCAGCCATTTGTATTACTTGATAATCTAAGAACTTGAATGTATCTTCATATTGTCCTATTCTTAAATCACCTTGTAAGAACTGGAATACTTGATGTTCTTTATCTCCAGGAAGTAATGTGAAATAATCAACCATAGTTCCAACTGATAATTGTTGAACATTATATTGAGTTGAAGTAGGTTGCCATTTTGTTGCTATATCTCCACTTTGATAATGTTGTGTAGTGGCTATTCTTGTTTTTGTTTTTTCTACTTCTTCTACTATGGTATTGAATATCTCCATTTCTTCATTAAGTAGTTTTTCACTATCTTTAAAGAACTCTTGACCTATATCTATATTTATTAATACTTCATAAGGTACGTTATATATTGGCTTATAATCTGTACCAAATAAACTATTAAATTTCTCTATTGATATTGGAATATAATCTTTATTATTCTTAACTTGATATGCTTCAAATTGAATTGTTGAAGTACCATTGTTTATTTTGATATGTCTTTGTAATTCATAATCTTCTTTATTTGTATCAAATTCTTGTTTTAAAGTAGCACTCATTACCTTGTCATATCTTTGTACTAAATCGTGTAGATCACACTTGTTTAAACATTCAAGATAAACTTTATTGTCAAATTTATGAATGTATATGAAACTTTCTTTTTGATATATTGATTTTTCTAATGCTTCAGATAGAGTAGGCATTAACCAATTAATATCAAGTCCTTCTGTTTGTGTTACTAAATCACTACCAAATATTTGATTTCTTATATAAGTAGCAATTTTCTTAGCAGAAGGGGAAACCACATATTTATTTTCATATTTAATATTAGGTTTACCGTTAGTTGTTCCAGGTTGAACCACTTTGACTTTGACATTGATATAAGGTGCTTGGAGTGGACTACTAGGTTTAATAGTTCCAAACATTAGATATCAATTCCTTTCTCATATTCGAACTCCCAATGAGTTTCTTTATTTTTATCATTTGTATATATTAATTTTGTAGGTCTTACTATTGTTTTAATATAGTTAGAATTAAATATATTCTTTTTAAACCATACGTTTATTACAAATATTTCTTCTTTAGGTTTTATGTTTTCATCTATGTATATCTTTTTTATACATAAACCATTTAAGTATAAGTACAATTTCCATCTTTTACGTAAAAAAAGCATATTACCCTCCTCGATAATATGCCTTCATATGCGACCTTTTACAGCCCATATCGATAAAAATTGCACTTCTTTATCATCTTTATAATAACATTTGTCAAGGGACATTGAAGGGACAAGTTTTTATCTTTCAATATTCCTTACAAAAATATAATGAGTTTTATATATATCGTATTCTTCTTGTTTATGACATTTAGGACATGGAAGTACTATTTTAAGTGGTACTTCTTGACTAACACCTAAGTCCTCTAGTGCTTGTAAATAATCTTCTATTCTTATGTCTATTAAAAATCTTCTAGTTTTTTTGCATCTTATTTTCATTTCATCACCTATACTACTGGAGCTAGTCCTAAATCTTTCATTAAAATTAATGCATATCTTTCTGCATCTATTGAGTGATCTAAGTCTTTTTTATAACAATTAGTACCTGTATTTTCACTCTTTATTTTGTCATATTGGTAAGAATCAAGTTCTATTACACCTTCATCTTTACCACTTTCTTCATATTTACCATCATTAGTAAAATATCTAATAGATGGACTTTCTAACGTTTCTAAATATCCTTTATAGAATAATGACTGCATATATTGAACTCCCTCATCAACTGTTATTTTATGTGTCATACTATGTGGAATACCATCTACTGTAAGTCTATTATCAAAATGACTTGCTTCACTATCTACTACTATGTTTGTAATTGGTATACCTGGATATATACTCTTTAAATACACCATAAACATTCTAAGCTGAAGTGAATAATATTCAGTAGTGGGATTATCATTTTCTACTTTAGAATCGTGATAATATATCTTTAATCGTACCATTTTCCATTGTTTCATTGTTTGGTCGAAACATAATGCTATTGGTACAAACGTTGTGGGATTTACTGAACCATAGTCTATACCAATAACTATTTCCCTTATAATGTAATGCTTAGGTAATTCTTTAAGTATGTTTAATTGATTAAATACTTTACCTTCTGCTACTACCCATTTATTAAATACCTTTTGTTCTCTAAGTGAACCTGGTGGAAACATTCCTACAACTTGAATAATCTTTTCTTCTGTATCTAGTATTGGATTATCATATGGAAAGAATGTATAGTGCTTAGCATTTGGCTTTTTATCTATGTAATCTATTTTATATGGATGTCTATCAGAACCTTCTACGTTGAATGAGTGAATAGTTTTTAAATATGGATGTCCTGCAAAACTCATTTGTCTACCAGGAAACTCATTAAAACTATTTTGCAACTCTTTATTTGAATAAATACGAGCTGATTCATCTATCCATTCTAATATTAAAGGTTTACCTAAGATTTTATTAAAACTCTTAACATTATTAAAACCAAAAAAGAATATTTTTAAATTATATATAGTAAGACTTTTATCATCTGTATTCCATACTAAGTTATAATTTACTTTATTCTTATTGCCTTTTTTCTTTAAATGATATTCTAATACTTCAACTATGTTTCCTTTTAATGTTTCAATAGTCCATCCTACAATAGCACCATAATATTGTTTATCAGGATCATATTGCCATAACTTTTTAGCATATTCTAATATAGCCTTTGCTATTATATAAGTCTTACCACTTTGAGTTGAACCTAAAACATATATTTCAGGAACATTAGGTGATACTATGTCATACCATAAATTAACTTGCTTTTTTGATACTGCCATTTTCTATTTCCTTAATACGTTTCTTATTTTTAGTAATCTTTTGAGTAGTTCTACTTTGGCATTCTTCTGATTCAATATCTTCAATAATTAACTCACGATTTTCAAGTTCTAGTTTTTCTTTTTCAGATACAATTAAACCATTAGAATCTTTAATCATATAATTACCATTTTTTAACTTAATAAACTTCATACCTAACACCTCCATTTCATCTAAATAATTTAAGTCATTGTCATATATAAATTTATTCAAGTTTATTTGTTTCATATAACACCTTTTCTAAATTAGAGTTATCTACTACTTGTTCTACATCCTCAATAAGTGGAGTATAGTTTGGAGTATCTTCTACTAATTCTCCATTAACTTCAAGTAATGTTTTATAATTATCTGCTTTACCACCAATAGCACCTAATATTTGACCACAATTAATTAAGTCTATTATTTCCATTTGTTTGGTATCTACACCAATAGCATTTAATTTATCTACAAACTCTTTAATATCTTTATCTTTGACTTCAGTAGGTAACTTAAACCCACTATTTAATATGTTTATAAGTGAGTTTCTTATACTGGCTTTTCTTCTTCTTACTTCACCTGATTTCTTTCCACCATTAGAAGTCATTTGTCTTAATTCTTCAGGAGTTCTTTCCGAGTTAGGTATTAAGTTTTCAGGGTTGCCATTAGGATTAGCCATATAACCTCACTTCCTTCTTATTTTGATTTCTTTTTAGCATATTTAGGTAATTTACCTTTAGTTGCTTGTTCCCATTCTTGTACTGCTTTTTTACCACCTAAGGCTTTAGTTCCTTCAGGGGTATAAGCCCATTGTCTTTGTGCTTGACTTTTAAAAGGCATCTTCATCATCCTCTCTAGTTAATTTTAATCTTCTATGTTCTTCTAAGACTTTAATATTATCTTCATAATCATTTAAGAAATGTATAAGATTAATTAATAATTCTACTTTATCAGTAATTGGTATATCTACATTATTAAGTAAATCTGCTATTTTATCTTGTACTTTTTTTAAACTTTCTTTATCCATTGTCCTAATCTTTCTATATCTTTTGGATCATCTATATCAATAGTTCCATCATCTATTGCAACATAATCTTCAGTTATTACTTGTTTGTTAATATCTAAACCATGTAAGTAACGATATAATTCCCATACTACTGGTTCTCTTTTACATTTACCTAAGTCTTTTAATCTTTTTACATCTTCAATTCCTTTAAAGAAAGTCGAGTAATCATTAACTATATAAGCAAAAGGTTCTCCCCAGTCATAATGCCATATGTTATAAGCAGCTCCTGTACCAAAAAATACATTTTTATCTGTCTTATAATTAACAATAGTTTTAATAGCATCTTCACTAAAATATACATCTCCCCATATATATACAACAGGTTCTTCAACTGGATAAAAAGCATCTAACCAATATCCTGTATTATCAATACCTGTATTTATATATGAATTATTATGTTTTAATCTAGGTACTCCACAAGAATCGAATAGGGGATTATTACTGCTTATATAAATATCTTTTATTCCATTTTCTTTAAGTAAACGTATTGTTCTATCTACTATACGTTCACCATTTACTTCAGTTAGGTGTTTAGGTGTTTCAAATTTCTTATATACACCACCACACATCAATATATATTTCACTATTTACCATCTCCTGTTGTTAGTGAGCCTTTTCTACCAGCATTATAGAAATAGATTTGTTTTTGAATAGCACAAGATGTTTCATACTTAATATGAGTATTAAATTCCCAGCCCTCTGCTAATTTTAAATCTTCTCTAAATCTCGTATCTCCAATTATTTCTCTTTTATAAACTCTGCACCAGACACTACAATTCCATTTTGGAGGGTTACCATAAATTACTACATTATGTTTAGTACCTTTCCAACTTAAAAATATAATGTCAGTTTTTAAATGTTTTAATATTGTTCTTATATAATCAGGTGTAATCATATCATCGCTATCTATAAATCCTATATAATTACCTTTAGCATTATCTAAACCTACATTACGAGGTCTACTAGCATTACCTGAATTTTCTTTTAAATGAATTACTTTAACATTGAAC